CATCTATGAACTTATTCGCCTGCGTTTTTTCAATAGCCTTGGCTTCGGCCGCAGCTTCCACTCTGGCCTCGAAGTTCGCATCGGTTTCCCCAGGGCGTTGCAGAAGCTGGATTTCCAGCGCCTGGGCTTTCGCCTCTAGTGCCTTCTTCTGCGCCGTCAGCTGGCCGATTCTTTTGTCTCGCCAGTCTTCCTTCGGCGGGGCCACCGGCTCGGCCACAACAGCAGGCGCATCTGCAACCGCAGATTCTCCAGCTGGAGCTTCTGCCATAGGCTCGGAAGAGGGAAGGGGTTCATTCGCTTGCTCAGTTTGTTGGTCGTTCATCAGGGTGAGTCCCTTGCCTGTTGTTAACCCAGAATTATCTGTTTATCCAAACGCCCGCGGACGAGAGTTTGGTCAAGACAGAGTGCATTATAAATTTGCATTTTCAACTCTTCATCAATGGGTGAGTTCAACATCCCGGCAAGCGTGGCCCGCGCTCCTTCTACAAACTCGCCCCACTTCTTATCTACCCAGAACTGCTCTAGCGCCTTCGGCCCCATATTTGGATGTGCTGCTTGCCAATCCCAGTACCAATCATTGCGGTGCATTAGCGTGGCATAGCACTCATGGGCCATCTCGATAGCAGTTTCTTTCACCAGCTTGTGGCAGTGCGCTCCTGATTTGCTCATTTATTTTCCCCTTCAGTTGGAGCCAACAGGCTCTTCATTACCGGCAATCCTACCATACCCCCACCAATGGACGCAAGCAAATTATTCTCCCCCTTGCGGGCGGGATCAAATTTTGCCAATTGCGGATCGCGCAGCTTGCGCGGATCAAGCACAACATACTGATCGTGCTTGGCCTTGCCAGAACTTACAATATCCTCAATATTCCGTATTATCAGCAAATCAGCCCCTGCTTCCCTCGCCGCGTCTACTATCCCAGGCATATGGGAACTGGAATAAGCATCCCGCCCGGTGGCTGTAGGCCAGTCAATCTCCATCGGCTTGTCAAACGCGCCAACAGCGGGGTACTGATATTTACCATACGAGCTGGAAACTCTTGGCTCATCCGCCGCGTAAACGCCACGCTCGCGGGGTTTGGTGCTTGGGTCCCACCAGGCTTCGCCAGTGATCGGAGAAGACATTCCACGATGCAGCAAAACATTCGGATTATACCCTTGCTCTACAGCCGGGCCATAAGTCGGCATATCCGGCGTAAGCAGATTCTGCTCACTTTTTCCCTTCAACTCAGCCCACTTCACTGGCTTCAAATGCGGAGAATACTTCTCCGGGCCAAGCTCTTCTCCCGTCCACTCATCCACATGATACGGATCTTTTTCCCGCGCCATCGGCGGCTCAGTGGCCGGGCGGCTGTAGCGATTGGCCAAATATTCCGGATTGGTATAAACCGAATTCGAAGCTGGCCCCTGCGGCGCAAGCCCCGCAAGATACGGCTCATCTTCGTGCAAATCCCACTTTCCTTCCCAGGCTTCGCCGGTAAACGGATCGACCGAAGATGATTTTTTAACCCCTGCTTTAGCCTCGGCTATGTCCTGCAAAGTGTGCGCCTTGTTGCTAGGCAAATCATTCGCCATTTCAGAATAAAGCTTCGGATTAACATACGGATGCTGAAAATCCTCTTGCGTAGCCTTATTACCGAACTCATTATAACTAATTTTTCCGGAAAGATAATCTTGTAGAAGCTGATTGCCTTTGGGAATTTTCAGCCCTTCAGAGCCTAGCTCGGGCGTGCCCTGAGTTGTATATTCCGACAAAAGCCCATGCAGCTGCTTTTCTAACTCGCTATCCAGCTCCGTATTCTTATCCCACTTCTTTGTCAACTGCTGCGGGGGAACTTTTTCCAAATGCAAATTGGGATTACTTTCATAATACTCTTTAGCCGCAACCATCGGATGTTTCAGATCGGTAATCGTCGTGTCTGGGTGCATAGCAAAATCAAGATAACTGCTTTTTCCAGCCAGATAATCTGCCATCTGCGGCTTATCTGCGGGAACATCCAAACCCGGATTGCTCGCAGGATAGGCAAAATCACCTTGATGTTTAGTATACAAATCATAAAGCTTTGGCGAAATTACCTCATGCGGAATTGGCCCGCCAGCGGCTTCACCCAGCTCTGGAATTTCCCCTCCAAGGCCCATTTTCAGTTTCCCTGGAACCATATCACCTGTCATCCCGCCCAGGGTCATATTCAGCCCCGTGCTGATGCCCAGCTTTTCCAGCTCTTGCTGCGTAAGCGGCGCTTTACCCGGCTCCAGATAAGACTGCCCAGTAGCCACCTGATGAAACTTGTCCACCACTCCAGCCAAAGCTCCGGGCCAGCCAAGCGGTCCAGCTTCTGTAGCCCTGGCCGCCAAACGAACCCCCAATGACAGATTCGGATCTTTCGCCATATCTTCCGCTGTAGGCCCCTGCGCTGGCATACCCACCGCATGAGTCATCAATTCGTTGTTGCTTTGCTGCTTTGCCAATTTTTGCGCGTAATCATAGGCAGCCGAAAACGGATCGTAATCCACTGGCGTTAGCTGAAACTGCGGGATAAGATCGTCAGCCATTAGAATAACCCTTTATCCCTTCGGAACAAACTTCCACGGATCGTAGTCCACTGGTGTAAACTGGTGCTGCGGTGCAAGCTTTTGCATCATTTGCAAAACCGCATAAGCCTTGCTACCAGCCGGCTGGGCAGAGCCACCAGCCATATCACCAGAATCAGCAGGACCACCGGCCAAAACACCAGCAGTTCCAGCGCCTGAGCTAGCTTGCGGAGCCACGCCCGTAGCCGTGGCCATACCGGAGCTGCCGGAGCTGCCCAAGCTCGGCCATGTAGGCGCAAGCGGACTAAGGTCAGTATTTCCATTCCGCCACTCATTAGCCAAATCCTTCCCCGTTGTCGCGCGATAGCGGCTTTGCGCTAAATCCCAAGCCGCTGCATCTTGCGAAGTCGGGGTGAAATCCTTCAGCCCCAGCTTGCGCTTCTGCTCATCCCAGGTTCCCTGTTCGAACTGATAAAGCCCCGCAGCTGAAGTAGGTTTCCCTGTCGGCCCGATAAAGCTTTGTCTAGGATGATCGGCATAGCTTTGAAAGCTGCCACCGCCATACAGGGTATTATACTGCTGCGCCTCGCCGGAGGCAATGCGCTTTAGCACCTGGGCCCGGATTTGATCCAGGCTTGTGCCGTCGGTGGTTTCAGTCATCGGGCGGCTCCCTTTGGGGTGAGTTTGATGTGTTTGCCGGGGCGCGTGGGATCGGGGATGTAATAATGGCCGTCCGGGGCCTTGCGGGCATGGGGTAACGGCGGACGCCCGTCGGTGTCGGTCGATCCCGTTTGCGTGGTGGTGGCCATTACACGCCCCGCCCCGGCATCATCCGTCCCGTCCGTCAATTCCCCTTCATTCGCCCGAACCACATTCCCCAAATCCACCTTACCCGCTTCATCCATCAACTTCCTAACCATCTGCTTCAACCCTTCCGGGTCCATAGGCAGCTGCTCCTGCAGCGCCTTCATACGCTCAGTTTCCGCCTTGTAAACATCAATATCCCGCATCTCGGCCTTGCCGACTAGCTTCAGCCTATCCCGATCATGGGCAAGCTTCGCCTGTCCAGCTTCCTGCAGCTGCTGCTGCAGCAATGCCTGCAGCTGCTGAATTTGCTGCTGTTGCTGCTGCTCTGTCGGCGTCGGACCATTGCCCAGCGCCTGCTGCGGAACCATCCGGCGAAGCCGCCTTGCTGCCTCATCCGCCTTATCAAAGTCCATCGCCGACAGCAGAATATCACCAATGATCGAGGTCAGTCCGGGGTTCTGCGTCAGGATCAACGTCAGGGCTTCAACGGTCTTCTCCCGCTTACTGCCGTAGGCCGGCCCCGTGCTGGAAGCAATATCATACTGCCCCACTTGCGGATTGAATATCCGTTTCACCACCTCATTATCATGTGAAAGCTCCTGATAATAAGCTTCCCGCTGGGTTGGATCGATCACCAAATCATAATCCACCCCGTCTTCCGCCATCATCTTCAGCACCCGCTTAGTATCATAAACCTTGGGCACCAGATCAATAATCTGCTTCCCGATATTGATCAGAGCTTTTTCATAGTTGTCCTGAAAATGATACGTCGCGGTATCGCCCTGCTCCTGCCGCTTGCCGATGGCAGCGCCAGTCCGCTCATTCCCCATCATCCCCATCTGATTCTGCCACTGACCGCTGGTCATCATCATCTGGTTAAAAGCGGTCTCCATGCCGGAGGCGAACAGCGGCGAGCCCGCAGGCGGATCAATCCGCATCGGCGGGGCCACGGGATTCCCCTCATCATCCACATGATTATAAACCAGCACCGAGTGGTTAATCTTATTCGCCGTGTTCCAGATATCTTCAAACTGCTCAATCGCCTTGGCCGCGGCAATCCAAGGGGTTTTCGACTGGAGGGCACCAAATTCCACCTGCCCCGAAGCGTTGTAGTTATACATCCGCTGCGCGTCCTTCATCGCCCGGGTGTGGCCCTTCCGGTCGAGGATGCCGTCAAGTACAATTTCTTCCCCGATCACCGGAATGAGCGGAATATACCTGCCGGGCCAAATAGTCGAGTCAACGATCTCTTGCCCAACAATCAGATACCATTCGACTATCTCATCCTCCACATCGCGCACTCGCGTAGCCGGGTCCTTTAGCATCCCGTGCAGGCTTTTATGCAACTTTGAATGGCGAACAGTTTTCCGTTCGCCCATATGCTCAAAGCTAACCAGCTTGTCTTTCTTCTTCACTTTGCGGAAGTACTCACAGATATTCACATGATTCTTCGCATCCCAGGCGTTCGCGATGGTCCCGCTGCCCAGCGGCGCATCCACACCCAGATCGACAAAATCCGGATAGGCCTCGCGGAACTCGTCCTTCGGCACCCAGTCGAAAACAAAACCCCATTTCGCATCGGAGTAATCATCCTGCGTCCTATCCGGATCAAGATAGATAGAAAGCGGGTCCCTAACCGGCAGGATGTATATAGCCTGGTCGAATGAATCTGGAGATTCGTAATCTGTCACCAGCCGCACCCAGCCCATACCGCCGTCGATTTGAAAATTTCGCGCCAAGGTATAGGCATTTTGCGCCCGGCTCTTGTCCTCAATATGTCGCATGATATCGGCAAAGACATTGGCCGATTCCTGGGTCGCTCCGTTGCCCATAGCTTTGAACTTGACAGAGCTTTTATTCTTCCGGGCCTCGTTGGAGATTATCAAATTATGCTGACGAATGATATTCATCGTCAAACACGGCCGGTTATCAGCATCGCGCAGATTCTTAATCGCGCCTGGCCACTGATAACCATTATCCGAATCTCCGTGACGAAATTTCAGATCGTCCAGAAACCGCTGCCGCGCAACGCTTTCCCATTCCTGTACACGGGTCCAACGCTTCATAGCCTCATTGACGATCGGATCGTCCGTGAGCGCTCCGGCGGAGAAGTCATCCACATCAATATCGCTCATTATCCCATCCATCCTAAGCCAGAGGACCCAATACCGCCCAGGCGCTTCAACGCCGAGCCCATTTTATTCGCCATACCCCGTTGAACAGAATCATCTCGGGGACCACGCAAAGTCACAGCCAGATATCTAAACGCATCCGCGCCATCATTGTGCATCGGTTCGTTAGACAGCTGCCCGTCTACCACTTTATACCTATAATGCCGCAAGGCCGCAAGACCATCCGCACATTCGTCTTCATCAAACCAACAATTTGAAAAAATCGTCCTTGCCGCATTAATTCCATCTGCAACAGAAAGCTTTGGCACAATTCTAACATTACCTGGATACGCAGCGCGAACTATTTCTTCAATCGTTCTCTTACTCCCCAACCGCTTTGCTTTCGCATCGTGCGGGAGATAATGTTGGCCGTAGAGGTATTTTCTATTCTGAAGCTCTTTCAGATAGTGATTGATTTCATACCCGGTGTCTTCAAAATAGCCCAGTATCCGATATTCCATCGCCACCCGCTGCGCAAACCAGATCGCCGTAGCATCCCGTCGACCGAGGTCCCAGAACGTATCCACCGGACTTTCATGATCCCAATCCACCGAGCAGATTCTGCCCTCTTCTTGCGCCCTGCGAAGTTCCTTCGCATAAACCGCGCCTTCAAGATTCTGCAGGCAATGC